TCGTGGGCCGTGCTGTCCACCGCGACCGAGCCACCAGTCGATATGCTCGGGCTGCTCGATGTCGAAACATGATAGGCGTCATCTGGCGCGACCGCCGATGCAGCCGACAGGCTTGGCTCGCTTGCCGTGTGGGCGTGCGCGCTATCGTCTGGCTGCACCGAAGATTGGGCGGATAGGTTCGGCTCGCTGGCCTCATGGCCGTGGCTCGCCGAATCGACCGTGATGCTGCTCGCCGCTGCGATCGTGGGTTCGCTGGCCGTCTGCGCATGGGCCGCATTGTCCGGCGCCACGCTGTTCGCGGTCGTGACCGTCGGGCTGCTCGCCGTGTGCGCATGGGCGCAATCATCTGGCGCGATGCTCGACTTGGCCGCGATCGTCGGGCTCGATGCCGTGTGCGCCGATACCGCGCTGTCCGGCGAGATGGCGACCGGGACGCTGACCGTGGGGCTGGTCGAGGTCGTAGTGTGCGCTGCATCGTCCGGGGCAACGCTCGATTGCGCCGTCAGCGTCGGGCTTGTCGCGCTTTGGGTGTGCGACGCGCTGTCTGGGCTGATCGTCGCCTGCGATGCAAGGTCCGGGCTGGTCGCCGTCTGGCTGTGCGATGCAGATGCTGGCGTAACAGAGGATTTTGCCGACAACGACGGCGAGGATGCGGTGTGCGTGTGCGCGGCGTTGGCAGGCGTGATCGAGACGGGGCCGCCACCCGTCGTATAGGCAGGCCGTAGCGCCAGCGACACCGCAGCCCAGCTATTCGCGCTGTTCGACGATCCGCCGCCAAAAACAGCCGGGTTTATCGCGCCCGAACCGGACCATTCGATATAGCCCGCCGCGACCGCAATATCGTTCGTGTCGGCCTGATTGACCGATGCGAAGGCGGTCAGGTCTGACGAAGTGAGCGCCGCAGCCGTTGCTGCAGCCTGCGCGCCGCTAAATACGCCCACCGCACCCGTCGTGATCGGCGTGATCGCACCCGGATCAGGCTTGCCCGTTCCTGTCCCTGTCGCCGTGACCACAGCAACGTCCATCGGGTTCGTCTGATCGACACCGCGAAAGACCATGATGCGCGCGGCCTGCGCGTCGTTCGCACTGCCCGAAGAACCAATCGTGACCGTCGTGTCGGGCGTCGAAGTCATGAACTTCGCATCGACGCCTAGATTGGCGTCGTAAGTCGTCCCGTTCGAGTAAATATCCGAAAGCTCGGTATATCCCGATGTCGTCGCAACGGCGCGGTCAGCGTTTGAGCCGATGCCCTGCTGGACGATGACATAATCGCCCTCTGCCGGTGCCGAAGAAACGCCTCCCGTCAGGTCAGTGAGCGAGACGTTCGTCGTGGTCTTCGCGCCCGCTCGGCTCCACGTCTTGCCGCCGACGTAGAGGATATATTTGACCGGGACGGTGATCGTCTGGCTGACGGTCAGCCCGTCCGTATCGGTTACGGTGACTTCGACGAGGTAGGCGCCCGCCGCGGTGGACATGCCATCGGATGCCCAGCGCAGGCCGGTCGTCCCGAAAACCTCGAACGAAGCCGAGTCCGCCCCGCCCGTGATCGCCATCGACGCTGCCGTCTTGTCGATGGTGACGGTGTGCGCCAGCTTCGTGCCGATAAGGTTCGGGACGGTTGAGGCGCTGGTGATGTTGGGATCGGCTGGTCCGCCCGCCCCGATGTCGATGCTATAGCTATTGCCGACCGTGAAATTGCCGGGGCCGTAGGCCCATCCGATGGTAGTATTTGTTCCATCGAAAGTTGGCCCTGAGGTAATGGTCGAATAGGTCGTGCCATCAACTGAAATGGCATTACCGCTTAGAAAAGTAGTTGCGTCACCGGAAAACGTGCCGCTTATGCTACCCGGCGTCAGGCCAGTGAATAAGCCATTACAGGTGAAGCCGCCGAAGGTGTTTGGCGATAGCGTTCCGCCATATCCAGCAATATAGCCTTGATAGGCACCGCTGAATATGCTGGCAGCGCCAAGAGTGCTCGCCACGGGCTATCTCCCGCCCGTCAGGATCAGGTCGGGTCGCGGACTTCGATTGCCCACGCCCCGGCATCTGCGGTGCCGGACGCGGCGACAGCCTGTGATGCGGTCGTGGTGACGTAGCGGAGCGTCGAATCGCCCGACTTGCCGAGAAAGGCGTGCGTCACCGTCCCGCTGGTCGCGATCGAAATGCCGGACTTCGCCTGCACGCCACGCTTGCGGCCCGAAACGTCACCGTTCGCGATTGCGTCGAACGTCGGCGTCGTCCCGCCCAGCTTATAGGTCGAGTTGCCTTCGGTGTAGCTGGTCGGTTCGGCCGAGCAGAGCGCATAGACGTCGGCATCGGTCCAATAGGTCAGGGCAGCGTCGGCGCCGCCATCGCTCATGCGCTTCGCCATGTCAGTTCACCCCGCCATTGTTGATGAGGACTTCGCGGCCATCCCAGACGTAGGCCTGCGCTTCTTCCAGCGTGATCCCGCGCGCTTCGGCTGCGCGTTCAGGCATCACGAACTTGCCGCGGTTCTCGCCGTTGCCCCAAACGGTGCAGGGATCGATATCGAGTTCGTCGATACCGATTACGACAACCGGAAGGTCTTGCGGGTTCGTAGTGACGAACCCCCAGCCGCACGCCGCAAAATAGGGCGCCGCGTCGGGATCCTCGAAGCCGTAAACAACGGTCGGGTGGAAATCGAGCCGGCCATGCTTGACCCGCTGGTTGAAGGTGAATGCGTCCATCGGTCGGTCCTTTTCGTTCGCGGTCATCCGCGCGAGTTGAGCCTGTCGAAGCGATCGAGCAGGGATTGTTTGGCGGCTTTCTGGGCTTCCGGCTTCGACGCCTCGTCCGGTTCATCGGCGACAAGGCTCACCGGCCGCGCCCAGATCGGCCGCTTGTCCGGCGCGTCCCAGATTCGGCTTTTGCGGTCGGGCTCAAGCAGGATGCGGCCCGCCTCTGCATAGGCGTAGCAGTCCAGGCTCTCGTTCGGCCCGCTGCGGACCCATTTGCCTTCCTGTTCCGTCTCGCCGAAAAACTCGTCGAAGGCGTCCTTCGGCGTGTTGAGCGCGAAATAGCATTGACCGGGCGAGCCATCGTCGATCGCGAGGTCGGCCACCGTATCGCGCTTCAGGTCGTCGACGCCCAGCGTGTGAAGCGTGATGACCGGCTGGACGACCTTGCCCTCGCTATCCTTGCTGATCTTCGTCGGCGCCGAGAGCCGTTCGCGCTTGCCGCCAACGCCCTTGATGCAGCGCACCTTGCGCCAGTCGCCCCAGCGCTTCTTGTCCATGCGGCGGGCAAATTCATAGGCCAGCCATGTCGCGTTGCCGTCGCCGGTGTCGATCATCGTCACCGCTACCGGCATCGCCTTCGATGGGTCCGATTGCAGCGGGATAAGCCGGTCGATCACTTGGCTTTCGAGGACAAGCCAGTCGTCCGCAACGCGGGTCGGGCGGATATCGCGCATCACGCCGTCCGGGTGCATCCGCTGCCGGATCGTGAATCGGTCGATCAGCCATGACCGGCGCTCCAAGTCCCAGCCGCGTATCACGACATCGAAGCGGTTGCCGCCGGTGTCGATCGCCGCGGTGGCGAACAGGACGCCATCGGGGACCTCGCCCATGCGATAGCTGATCGCCTCATCGCCGCCTGCGAATGACTTTGTGCGCTCGCGCAGCACCGCGGCATCGACATTGCCGTTTCCGCTGGCGCCTTCGAAGACTTCGCCGAAGGTCCGCACCATCACCTGCCGCAGCTTGTCGGTCTTGCCGGTGCGCTCGCGATGCTCGATCGCGCCTTCCATTTCGACGGCCAGCTCGGCGAGCGTGACCTGCGAAACCATCAGCGCATGGATCCAGAAACCCATAGTGATTGTCGGGTCGATGTCACCCATGATGCCGAGATCGACGTCGAGCGATTGCCCGGCGTGCATGTAATCGCCGCCCGCGACCATTTCCTTGCGCTGCGCATCGTCCAGTTCGACGCCGCAATGAGGGCAGATCATGGCCGCCGTCTCCCGCGCCATCTTGAGCCGGTCGCCGATTGGCGTTCGCTCTGGCGCTCGCTTGTAATCTAGCCGAAACCGGGGGACGTCTGGCCAATGCTTCGTCGGATATGGCGAGGCGTGGCCGCCGCATTCGGCGCAGGCCATCACGAAGATGCCGCGGCTCGATTGCGTCCATGCCTGGGCGATACCGCCCGACCATCCGATGTCCGGGTGCGCGCAAGCGTAAATCTTGCGCAGCGAGCCGATCATGCGCTGGCGCTGGCGGCCTTGCTCGAGGAAGTTCGAAGCGAATTTCTTGTTGTAGCTGTCCGGCTCGTCGAAGACGATGAACCGGCCTTGGCGGTTGGTCGTGGTCTTGCCCGACATCGCCAGAAGCTCGACGGTGTAGCCGCCGATCCGCTTCATGGTCAGCTTGTTGTCGCTCGGCCCGGTGCCGATCTTCGCCGCAACCCCTTCATGATCTTCGAACAGCGGCTTGAAGACGCGATCGGCGTAGCTGCTGACTTCTTGCGGCCCGGCGAGATACCACATGATGTCGCCGGCGGGGCCGAACTCCATCGTCTTCAGCGCATAGTTCTCGGCGACAACCGTCCCGCCAGAGCGGGCGGGCTTGGGGACGATGACTTCGTGAACCCCGGCCGCATCGAGCGCGGCCATCGGGGGTGCGAGATAGGGCGTTAGGTCAAAGGACCAGTCTGCAACCTCGCCGTCAGATTGGCGGATTTTTCGATGGTCGACCGAATATTCGAGGGTCGATATTTCCCGCGGCGGGTCGAGGAAGCGGAGCGTTTCGGTCGCGATGTCGAAGATGTCGGCGCAGAACGCATCCTGCGCGATCAGCTCACATGCTTCCGCGATCTCCTGCTTCGTTAAGACCCGCACCGAACTCCCCGACGAATTTGCTGCACATCGACTGCATCCCGACCGCGACCTTGCGCAGTTCCTCGGTCATCGCTGTGCGGATGCTGGCTGGCAGGGCGCCGGTCGGGTCGATCTTCGAACCAACCCCTAGCACCGCTGAAACCGCCGACTGGTTATAGCCGCGGAGGAAGTCGCGCAGGTCTGACGCCGGGACATAGCCGCCGGACTTCATCTTGTTTTCCTGAATCGCCAGCGTGAGGTTCACCTGCTTGGTGAGCTCGGCCATGTCGATGCGGCCCGCTTCGTCCGGGTCCATGTCGAGCCCGACCGATTCCACGACGCGGCGGTTGCGATCCTGGCGCCGCGCAATTTCCCCTCGGAAATGGGCGAGCAGAGCAGCAACCGTTTTCTTGGGATCGAACTCCCATTCGATGCCGTTCCCGCCGCGAACGAACGCGCCGCTGTTGGCAAAGGCCGGAAGGTCGCACCATGCGCGAAGGGTCGGCCATGATACGGCCAGCGCTTCCGCCATCGGTTTCGACGATAGTTTCGTCTCTTCGATCGCTGAAATGCGCCGCTCGGCGGCTTCCAAAGCCTCGATCCGCGCCGAGATGGAAACCGGCTGCGCCATCAGGAAACTCGCGATTTTGGGAGGGGTGAAACCGCGCTCAAATCGGTGGGCGCAATTTCTGATCAAGCAGACTGATACATATTCCGTTCGGAAGTGTCTATCAGTTTCTTAGAGTTCGCTTTCACATCGGCTTCCCGGTCGAATATTCCACATAGTCGGCGACCCGATCGGCGCAGCACCGGAAGCTGTCGAGCGGGTGGCGTCCGGCATGGGCGATCTTCGCCGCGCGGGTTATCGGGATGTCGCTGAGCACGATGGCCTCGAAGAACTTGCGCAGGCGGGACGGGATGAGCAGGCGGGCATTGCGCAACTCGTCCTGTGCGTCGACCTGGCGCGGCGTGAAGGGCAGGGAGGCGGTTGCGGAACCGGCGATGCGCGGCTCGAAGCTGGTCGACTTCACGTTGCCCGACAGCCCGCTCATCTCGTGCTGCTCGGCATACCACTCGCAGGCCCGGCATTGGCGCGACGTGATGCGGCCAGCGTTGTAGGCGCGCACCGCATGGCTGGTCGTGACGCGGCGCTTCGTGCTCATCGGCACATCCGTCCATCGCTCGCCCCCGACCGCAACGACCCGGCTCTCCCCCTTGGCCAGCCATTCCGGCGTCGGCTCCACGACGGTGTTGCCGATGTTGACCGTCAGGCCGTCCGCGACCTGGATCATCGCCGCCTGCCGTTCGGCCTCGCGTTCCGCCTCGATCCGGTCGCGCTCGATCATGGCCTCGACGCGCAGGCGCTCGCGGCTCGATGCCGCTTCAACCTTCGCCACCGGATCATCGCCCATCAGCGCGCGGGCGATGCGGTCAGCCGCCTGTTCGGTGTCCCGGTCAAGGCCGGTTCCGTCCTGTGGGTTGTCGATCATTGATTGTCCCCCGCTTTCCCGGCGATAAAGATGCTGACCTCGGCGTCTTCCCTCGAAATCGCTGCGAACAGCCACATGGTCACGTAGAGGACCATCGCGAGCAGCGAAGACATCGCCCCGAACGGGACAGCGGCGAACCTTCGAAAATTATCCATCATTCCGCTTCCTCCCGCCGTTTGCCGTAAAGTTCCTCTGCCAGCCTCTCCACTCGCAGCGCTGTCCCAAGATCGCGAACGTGATCCGGGTTAACGACCAGGAGCCGCATTTCATGCCACGCCTTGGCCCCAGCTGCGCGGCCGAGAGACGGGTCAGCTTCGCGGAAATTCGGCGCCCATGAGGTCAAGGAAGTCCTCTCGAAGCCTGAGGGTTTGTCGCGGCTCATAGGGGCAAGTCTTCCTGCTTAACGGGTTCCGGTTGCTCTCTCCCGGTCGGAACAAGGATCAGCGCACCCCCTTCAGTTACGATCCACTTGCGATCGACCACGCCCTTAGCGGCCAGTTTGGCGTTGTATTTGGCGGCCAAGTCCCGATCACCCATTGGTCGGCACCGGGATGGGGCGAGCGCGATAGACGCCATCATCATGGAGCCGGAGAAAGCCTCGCTCGGCGCCAATGGCCCGAACCTGCTCTGGAAGCGCATCGATCTGATCTTGATCGAGAGCGCGCCGATCAAGCGCGTCCATCACTTCTCCGAGCCTTGCCTGTCGCTCCTGACGGACGGCGCTGGCCGCCATGGCGGTCCTGTGCTTGTGCTCGACGGCATCACGGTCATGCCATCCCGACAGGATTTCGAGACATTGCTTCGGCGTCGGAAACCAGTCGAGGGTCGCCAGCGCAGTTTCGACCATGAAGGCGATGGCGGCGCGCGGATATTGGCCCATCATCCGGTGATAGATGTTGAGCCGCAGCTTGCCGGTCAGGTCATCGTCCGACCGGCTTGGCAGGATGGACAGGGACCGCATCAGCTTGGCGAACTCGGCAGCGTCACAAGGCGTCGGGGCCGCCAAGGGCAAGTTGGCAACTCGCTCCATTTCCGCCAACTGCCGATCGTTCAGCCTCGTCGATCCAGTCGTCGCAAGCTCGCTTGAACCCGTCTCTATTGTCACGCCCGCCATGATGGCCGGGAGCGCCGTTCCGATTGCCTGATCCGTATCCATTTTCCTGATCCTTGAGAGGGAAAAGCCCTTGGTAGCTGTTGAAAATCGACTGGTTCAGCACGTCGCCAGGCGGGTGACCGTCCTTGGCCAGCTTTGCGAGCCTGCCCACCGCGAGCCATTTCGCGTCGTTGGTCATGGGTTTGCGGATCCGGGAGCGCATTTCGACAAACCCAGCCCAAGGCCCTGAGGGCACCCAATCGGGCCGGACAAACGGGCCCTTAGATTTTTTCGGCGCGCGCGCTGAAGATGGAGAAGCGTTAGCTTCTTCATCTTCTATGGTTCCATGGTTCCCTTGTTCTTTAGTTGTCCGATCGCTGTCCGATTGCTGTCCGGTGGGCTGTTCGGTTGCTTGTCCGGTCTCGTTTCCGATGTCCTGATATTTGTCGTAATTACAGATTGTTATGATTGAACGTCCCTGTCCGGTTTCTCGTCCGATCATCTGTTCGGTTTGCAATCGGGCCAAAAACCGCTCGACTGCGCTCGGTGACCATCCCCATGCGGTTGCGAGCTGGGATCGAGACACGCAAAGCTGTCCGCGCTGGACGGTGATCGTCGAACCGGCGACGCTGAATTTGGTTGGCTTCCAGCAAGCTTTGAGCACGAGCCACGCCCACGCGCCGAAGCGCGCGCTATCGCCCACGAATAGGGGGTGCTCGGTCGCTTCGCGGTAGAGGACGGCGAATCCTGTCACGCAGCACCTCGCTCGAACAGAAGGCGAGGCTCGATCGGATGCTTGTCATTGCGAGGCCGCGAAGGGACCGACCAAGAGCGGCCCGGCGTCTCGGCGATGAGTTTCCAGCCAGCGGCCTTCAGGGAGGTCCCCGGCTCCGATTTCAGGATGTATGTGCCTATCCGCTGATAGCCGAGCGCAAAGGCCGCACGCGCCGCCGCGCCATAGAGGAACGAGCAGGCGTTACGGTGCCCATCAGTGCAAAGCCGCGTCACTTCGAGGGTTAGCCCATCGTCGCGCCTTCTGGCGACGGGGCGGCCGACAATGACGACGCCCACAAGCTGTTCTTCATCCATCGCGCCGATGGAGAATTTATGCCCCTGTGGCGGCGTGTGATGCCGATGGTGTTCACGCACGAATGCGGCGGCGACGTCAAAGGCCAAGGGAGCGGCGCGTAGCGTCATCCCGCCCTCCGCAGCCCATGCACGATCGTCGAATGATCGCGGTTGAGCAGGCGCCCGATGCGCGGCGTTGACCAGCCCTTGGCCCTCAGTTCGCGCATGACATGGAATCGGGCCTGGCAATGCTCAGGCAGCTTCGACGGCCCGGTTATGTCGTCCGGCATCACGTCGTGCAGATTCGCGACCCGATGGATAATATCGAGGCCGGTGTAGCGGGTCAGGGATGGCGGCTGATACCAGCGAGGGAGCATCATGCGATCTGCCTCCAAGCATCAGCGTCCCAGCCCTTGCTTTCGGCCCTCGCCAAAAGCTCTGCCTCGGTCAGCACCGTGTTGCCGTATCGCCAGCATTTGCCCTTGGGGTTCGCTGCCCCGTCGGCGTCGCAGCGGAAGACCGGAGCAATGCGGCGAAGATGCTGGGCGGCCATGTCGGCAACGCCCTTGGCGTGCTGGCCGTGGAAGGATGCCCGGACATCGCGCGTGAAGGTGCCGGACGACTTGCGCAGTCCGATCGATATGGCCTTCGTCCTGATCGCGGCTTCGGTGCGCCCGAGCATGGCCGACAGTTGCGCAAACGACTTCGAGTTGAAGTTGGTGCGCAGGGTGTGAAGGTCCTGCTCGGTCCAAGCGAGGCGGGGCTCGCTCATCTGGGCCCCGCAGCGCTTGCGCCAGCGGATGACGGTCATCTTCGCGATGCCGTGCTTCTCCATCGCCTTGCGGATCGGCATGGTGGGGTCGAAGTCCTCGGGGATATGCATCATCGCCATCCGTATGCCCTCGCCTTGAGGTCGCGGACGTTGGCGAACTTCGACTGGTTGAGCCGGAATATCTTGGCCATTTAGAGTTCGATCTTCTCGCCGAGGAAGTCCCGGTCGATCTTGATCGGGTTCTCGTCGGCCGCGAGATTGTAAATCCGGCTGCTGACGGCCTGCGGGGTGCGTCCAAGGCGCTCGCTGATCGCGGCGATGGTAAGCCCCGCCGCCTTCATCGATTGCAGCGTGGCGTCGTGCTCCGCGGTCCATGGGCGCTCGCGGCGGTTGCGGCGAAGGCGCGCGTCGTCGATAGCCGCGATCATGCCGCCGGCTCCCCGACGGGCGCGCCGTTCATCAGGTCGATCGTCTCGCGGTCGAACTCGTCAGGCGTGTGGTCGAGCATCTTGCGGAAAAGGCCGCTGTGCAGGCCGGGCCAGCGATTCCCCCGGACGCCGCGCAGCACGAGCGCTACCACGCCAGCATACTTTCCTTCCGTGCCGAAATAGACGTCCTCGACTTTGTAGATGCAGCCGATCCTCACGATTTTGCACGTCCCGAATCCGTCAATATGGTCGGTCACGCAAAGCGCATCGTCACCGGCTTTCCAATCATCAGCCATTCGGCATCTCCCTTATCCATTTGAGAACTTGTCCGACCTCTGCGCCGATCATCGGGGCAATCGCCGCGGCAATGCGCTGGTCTGACATGGGGTGCGACTTCGCCGCCTCTCGCGCTCGGGCGATGTGCTTGCGGGCGAGGTCGCGTTGGAATTTCTGCTGGTCGGGGGTCATGCGGCGATCCCCTTGGCCAGCAGGCGATAAATCTTGAGCGCTATCGGGCGGACACAAGCGACGGCCCATGCGTTTCCAAGGCTCTTGTATCGAGGGCCATCGGCGGCCGCGTTCGTCTTGAGTTTTCCGGTCCTGTTGTCGGCCTCGACGATTACGCCCTTGGCGCGGAGATATTCGGCCATGTCAGGCTCGACTGTGCGGCGGGAGCCGAAGTCAATCAGCGTATGGCCATCGGGATAGCCCTGAAGGCGCTCGCATTCGGTGACGGTGAGGCGGCGGACGGCCCATTGGGTCGCGACATAGGTTTGCTGCTTCATACCCGGCTCGGCAGCGAGAGAGCCGGCTACGTCCATAGTGCGGAGTTCGTCACGCTGGTTCTGCGCGAAGGCGACTGCTTGAACCTCAGGTCGCGCCTCGAGAGTGTAGGCAACGCCTTCCTGCCAGCCTTTGCCGTCCGGGCCGCTCGCGGGGTTTTCGCGCACCATGCCTGCTTGCATGGCAATCGCCACCGGCACGGCAACAGACTGGATTTGCCCGCCTCCAGTTGGAGATTGCTTCGTCAGCGTCAGCGCGCAATCTACGTTCGATTGCGGCGTCTGCTCGGTCGTGAAGGCGATGGGCTGGCAGACATAATCGCCGCCCTGATTGCCGCCGACCGGCCCACCGGCCATGATCGGCTGCGCAACGTCGGTTTCGCGCGCCTTGTAATCCTTGCCGCTATTCATCGGCATGATAGAGAACGGGATCGGCACCAGCGGCACCCCGCGCCCGCTTCCATCCTCGCTTGCATCAAACCCTTCGGCCCGAAGGGTGTGGGCGATGATGTTGTAACACTCGTCGCCGGATGGCCCGCCCGTGCCTTTCGCCCATTTCGACGAGACAGCGCCGTCGCCGGCGCTGTCTGTTCGCCCGTCGTTGCAGACGGGGGCCTGGCCCCCGTCTATTTCGAAGTCCGTGCCGAGTCCGCCACCGCCTTGAGCGCGCGAGCTAAGAGTGCCGGTAACTCCTTCCCCCGTTTCACGGCGCGGCGGATGATTCCCAAGCAGGCCTTGGCGCTCAAATAATACTGCCGCGGGATCGGCGCCGTCTCCAAAATCGACGACAACGAACACACGGAGGCGTCGTTGCGCCAAGCCTGCGTATTGAGCATCGAGAACCCGCCAAGCCGCCCGTCCGATTGGCCCGGCAACCATACCTGCACTTGGCCAGACGGGAACATGGCAGGCGTCGAGTTCGACCTGCTGGATTTCGCTGGGATCATGTTCTTCGGGGTCGTCGATATAGACGGGCAATCCGCCTTCGTCTGGCTCTCGGAGCATCCACGCTTTGCCCGCGGCGCGCCATTTCCATCCAGCGTTCGACTTTCCTCGCGCCGGCATGGCGCACGGTAGGACGGCATCATCTCCGCCGACAATTGCGCCCAAGAAACATCCGAAGGCATTGTCGGGGGTGTTGAGCCAGCCGGGGACGTTTTCGACAAGAAGGTTTCGAGGTCTAATTGCATGGGCCACCTGAACGAAGCGAAGGGAAAGATTGCCGCGCGGGTCGGCCATCGAAAGCCGGTTGCCCGCAATGCTGAATGCTTGGCAGGGCGGCCCGCCGCAAAGCAGGTCGAGCGGCCCGAACGCCAGCGCGCGGTCGATGAAATCCGCGGCGAGAACGTCGCCAAGGTTCGGATGGCCGAAACGCTGGGCGAGGACAGCGGACGGGAACGGCTCGATCTCTGCGCACCACAGCCAGTCAGCCTCGGGGAGTGCGAGTTCGGCGCCGCCAATGCCAGAGAAGCAGGAAGCAGCTTTCACGCCACGCCCCCCAGCGCAGGCCGCAGCACTTCGCCGGCCGACCACGGCGGACGGATGCCCTCGCGGTCGCAGGCGTATGTCAGCAGGCCGATCGCGTCGGCCTCGTCATCGTTGCGCGGCGTGAACCCGAGCTGCCGCGCGCGCTCCATCGCATAGTCCTTGAGCGTGGCGCGCTTGGTGCCGCGCTTCATGCGGCCGATGAAATGCCTGCGCCAGACAGACTGGTTGACCATGTGGAAGCGAACGCCCTTGGCCTCGGCAAAGCTCGCAGCGTGAGCCGCGAGGCCATAGGCGAGATAGATGGTGTCGAACGTCGTGTGACCCGCCAGCGCCTGGGGCTGCAGCGGTTCCTCGCAATAGATCGCGTCGATGCCGCCCATGACCTTGGTCAAGTCGTTCATCACGCCGTGGAGCCGCGCGAACACCATGCCGTGGCTCGTCAGGTTGCTGCCAAGCTCTTTCGACAGGACGACCGGCTGGGACTTTCCATCCCAGCCGGCCAGCCCCGCCGAGCGCTTCGACAGGTCGAGGCTCATCAGGCGCATCAGTTGATCGTCTCGAGGACGGGCGCGGTGCGCTCGACGGTCGGGATGATCGGGGCCGATTCCGCGCCCTCGGCTTCGTCGACAAGATCGCGCGTGATGCCGACGTTCAGCGCTTCGAGCATACCGCGCAATGAGCGCAGATAGTCGTCGGTCTTTTCTTCCGACTGCTGCGACAGCTTGTAGGCCAGCTTGGCCGCTGCCGGGTTGACGTGGCAGTCCTTCTTGATCGCCTTGTAGGCGGTCGACATCACTTGAGCGTGCTCGCCAACCTTTTCCTCGGCGGGCTTCACGTCATGCTTGAGCAGGCGAGCGGCCTTTTCGAAATCAGGCTGCTCGATGGCGCCGCCGTTCTGCGGGCCGTCGTCATTCTTGGGCATCAGATGCCTCCTTTCAGGGTGGTTGCAGCGGTGATGGATTGGCCGCGCTGGGCAAGAGAGGGACCAGCGTCCTGTCGGCCTGAACGGGGTGTTGCGGCCCCGATCCTGTCCTGTTTCCGGGCCGCTGCGCCCCGGCAGGAAGACAAAGGCGCGGCAGGGGGTTGGTCCTGCCGCGCAGGGGATGGTGCAGATCGAACTCCCCGCTCTGCACCGTCCAGTGGCTCTTGATTTGCGATCTTCTCGGTCGTCGCCCGGCGCAGGGCCTTGAAGGGCTCATGCGCCTTCTTGCCAGCGTCGACATGCTGCTGATGGATCAGGTCGAGCTGCGCCTGCGCGACCAGCATCTTCGCGCTGTCGCGTTCCCACCATGCCGAGAACAGGTTGGCTGACCGCCTCGCCTCGTTCAGGCGGGATTGGTAATGGAGCTTCGTGAAGCGCCATGCTGCGGCGGCGCCAGCTCCGAACCAGAGCGCGCAGATTGCGAGGTCCGAGGACCACGTCATGCTGCCACCGCATCGAACAGCGTGCCGGACTTCGACTTGAGTGCTTCGATGTTGCGCTTCGCTTGGGCGAAATAGGAAGGCTTCAATTCGATGCCGACGCCGCGCCGCCCCATTTCGACCGCGGCATAAACCTCGCTCCCGATGCCGAGGAACGGCGTCAGGACGGTTTCGCCGGGGTTGCTCCACAGGTCGATGCAGCGCTCGATAACGTCGAGTTGCAGGGGTGAGATATGTTGCTCGTCTTTTTCGTCGCGACCACCGCGATATTGCAGGGTGCGCGTCTGGTTTATGTCCATCCAGACAGGCGAGGCATAACGCTGCCAGACGAGAACCGATCGCCACATGTCGAGCGGCCACGGCTTCCAGTTCGGTCCGGCGTCGGCGGGCGGGTTGGCGCAATAGCGGGCATAGGCTTCGTCGCTGACGTCCATGCCCGCGCCGACGAATTCCTCGAACATGCCAGCGACGGGATCGGGGTTGTCGCCCGGCTTGCGGAAACTGACGATGTAATCAGCCAGCCCTTGGCCGCTGATGGTGCTGTCCTTGACGACCTGCTTATGAAGCAGGCGGATCGACTTCGTGCGCTGCTGCGCGACAACCGGGTCTTTCCAGATGCAGACCTCGCTATGGAAGATCCAGCCGGCATCCTCGTAGGCCCGGATGACTTCGCCGCGGAAGTCGCGCATCCCGATATGGCCGTGCCTGATCTTGCTGGTTGGCAATTGCATGACGTGAACCGAGTGGAGACGGCCAGGCATGGTGACGCGCAGCAATTCGGCGATCAGGAAGGCGTAGTGCTCCCAAAAGGCAGAGCCCTCATTGTTCGATATATCGCGATCGAAGTTCGAGAACTTGTAGAGGCCCTCGAACGGCGGCGAGTGGATGCCGAAATGGATGCTGTCGCCGGGGATAGCGCGGATGATCTCGCAGCTATCGCCCTGATAGATGGCATATTGGTCGGTCACGACCTGATCGACGGCGCAGATGGTCATGCGGCATTCCTTTTGCGATAGGATTGAACCGCAGCACGATTGCAGGCGCGGCATTGGCGTGAAGCAATCTTGCCGCGCCTCCAATATGTGTTCTCGGGAGTGAACTCATGGCCTTTGGCGCAGTGCGTTTCGGCTTGCGCGCATCGTCCTTCGTCCGCCGATAGTCAGTGATGAGGTCGCAGAACTCGTCGTGGTTGATGTCCTCGGGGATCGGCACAAGCTGCCAGCCATCGGGGAAGAGCATCGAAATCAGGTCGGCAGGAATGACGCCGATCAGATTCACGAGCGCCGGCACTGACATAGCCGCTTCACCGCGGGCATAGGACTGGACGGTCGTGTAACCGAGCCCGCTGTCGATCGCGATCACCTTGAGCGTCAGGCCGCGCGCCTGAGCCTCGCGGAACACCGTCTGCT